CCGCCCGGGGCCGCCGCCCGGCTCGCTGAATGCCACGCCCCCGTCGCTGGCCGACCGGGGCTCTCAAGCACCTTGACAGATCCACCACAAGGCCTAGCGGCGAGCCGGACCGGAGGCTCCCACATCTTCGGGGGCCTGAACCGATCGGGTTTGTGGCCAAATGTCTAGAGGCCATGCCTGACCACGACGCGCCCGCCCTGCTTGCCCAGGAACTGAGTTTTTTCGAGACGCATCGCGCGGAGTTGGTGCGCGACCATCTCGGCAAGTTCGCGCTGATCAAGGGGACCACGCTGTATGGGACGTTCGACACCGACGAAACCGCGTATGCGGAAGGCGTCACCCGGTTTGGTCGTGCATCGTTTCTCGTGCGTCGCATCGAACGCACCGATCCCACGGCTGACTTTCCCGCGCTGACCGTCGGCCTGCTGCGTGCCCATCCATAATCACCTCGCCCTGGATGGGCAGGGCCGCCTCAGTCGCGATGGCCTCGTCCTGGCGGGCTGCCATCTCGCCGTTGAGATCCACATTCACCCAGCCCTCGCCGCGCACCTCCAGCAGCAGGATCCCCCAGAACCGCCGCCGGCCCCCGTCGTGGGTCGTGCGCTGATCGATACGGGTGCGACGTTCACCGCTCTGGATCTCGCGGTCGCCACGCAACTCCAACTGGCCCCCGTGGACACGATTGCGAGCGGCACGGCTGGCGGTCAGCGAACGTGCCCCCGCTTTCCCGCCAGACTCGTGTTTCCCGGCACGCCGATGCCACCGGCCAATCTTCCCCGCGTGGTGGGAGTGGACCTGTCGGGTCAAGCGTACTGCGTGCTCCTGGGGCGCGATTTTCTTGCGAGATGTCTGCTGGTGTACAACGGACCGCTCGGCGTATTTACGCTGAGTTATTGAACCAGCTCTTGCCGCCTTCTCGATGCGGGTGCGCTCCGACCGCGGCGCATTTCACTTCCCAACTCCCAACTTCCAACGCTGGCCCATCACGGCCGTGACGAGGAGGCGCAGGGCGATCGACCGGCCCCGCCTCCTCGTCGCGTCTGCGTCGCGCCCTACTTCTTGGGCGTCGCTTCCGGTCCACCCGGCGCAATCGGATGCGTCGGCGCGTTGGCGTCCGTGCCGCCGCTCGGCGGTTCACCTCCCGCTGGTGGGGCGCCGCCGAGAGGAATCAAGACGGCGCCGTAGGTGGGATGCCAGCCGATGATGTAGCCGCCACCGGAGATGGGGTTGGTCGGGAACCCCGGTCCCTGCGAGGGTCCACCGCCGGGCGCGATCGGATGCGTCGGGACGCCGGGTGACGGCCAGATGCCCGGCGGCAGCGACGGAAGATAAATCGGCGGCGTCGGAAAGCCCGGTCCCTGACTCGGCCCACCGCCGGGAGCAATCGGGTGCGTCGGGAAGCCGGGACCCTGTCCTGCGACGGGCGGCGGCGTCGGCAGTCCCCAGCCGGGGAAGGGCTGTCCAGCCCCGCCCCACGTGCCGAGCGGCGGCATATAGATCGGCGGCGTCGGGAAGCCCGGTCCCTGTCCGGCCGTCGGCGGCTGACCGGGAAGCGCGTTGTCGGGATACCCCGGCGACGGCCAAATCGTTGGCGGCAGCGGAATACCCCACGGCGGTGTCGTGCCGCCGGGCGCGATCGGATGCGTGGGGAATCCCGGTCCTTGACTCGGACGATCCTCGTCCCACGTCATCGTGCCCTGAATCACTACCAGCTTAGTCGGCATGAGTCGCTCTCTCCTGTTCTGTGCTCTCGCAGGGTTGGCTACTGTGAACGTGCGTGCGGTTGTTGCGTCGGCCCGCTCATGGCCGCGACGGCTTGCTCAAGGCTCGCCACGCGCGCCTCGAGCGCGGCGATTTCGTTCACGGGATAGTGCGTGATGACGATCGCCAGCTCTTGATTGCCCGACTGGATGAACGTGGCGCCGCCGGACTTGAAGGTCACCGGCACGCGCCACCACGTGCCGGCGCCGACGGTCGCGCCCGACACGGTGTACTTGCCGAAGCGCGTCGCGTCGTCCTGGTCCTGCACGTTGAACGGATCGCCGGCGCGCAAGGATCCCAGCAGCTGCGAGACGTCCGTGCTGTTGGCCGACAACGCGGCGATCGCCACCTCCGTCACGAGCGCGATGTCGTCGTGGTTAAAGCGCACACGTCCACTCGTGGGATCCGCCATCACCGTGCTGGTATTGACAATCCAGAGCGCGGTCGTCTGGACCGCCGCGGTGGCGCTATCAACCATCGCTTTCGTCGCCGCGTCCTGCGTCTCGACGGGGTCCGCGACGTTGGCGATCGGACGCGCGTCGCCGTCCCAGGTGCCGTCCGCGGTCCGCAGCAGGCAACTGCCGGATTCCGTGGGTTCGATCGGCGGTCGCATCGGCCTAGACGCCCGTCCCGAGCAGTTGCTTAATCCACGCGGACGCTTGCAGCAGGTTCGCAATCGCTGGCAGGTCGCCAATATAAAAGCCCTTAATGGCGTTGGTCTGTTCCTGCGTCAGTCCGAGCGTCACGAGATCCGCGTCAAGCATGGATTCGAGTTGCGCTTTGAAGCTCAGTCCGTGTTCCACGTACGACGTGATCATCGCCGCGACGTTGCCGGCGGTCTGCTTCATATCATCGGCGGTGAACTGCTTCCCGGCTTGCACGAGCGCCATGTGGCTACCTCCAGTAATAGAAGCCTTGCGCCGTCACGAGATACGTCTGTCCAGCCGCGAACGGCGCGAAGGCGGCGCGGTAGATGAACATCGTTGAGCCATTGAGAAATCCCAGCACCCCCGTTTCATAGGCCGCTGATCCCTCCCGTATTAAGGACGCCACATTGATGCTGGTGGCGACTGTCGGCCATCCGGGTGGTGTGGAGACCGTGATATAGGGACTCGCCAAGCCAGCATCAAGAGAGAAGTGCAGGCTGAAAGGAATGTGCTCGCCGACTGCAGAATATTGGCAATACACCTGCGAGATGCCGTACAACGCTCCACCGTCCGTTCGGACTTCTGGCGTGTAGGACGAGCGTTTGCCTAACCAGTAGTTCGCATCGTCGAGCCGCGCCACCTCTGCATCAACGGCATCCATGAGCGCATCGACATCGGCCTTGTCCCAGACGCTCCCGGTCATCCCGGAGCCGTCATCATCGACGAGCGTGTTGAACCACGTGCGGTCGAGGGCCATTACGGCAGGCCTCCTTCCCGGCCGCGCAACTGCCGCAGCAGGTCGGCAAAGGTATACAGCTTGTTCGTCGCTTCGATCGCCCGAAGTGGGTACGGGTTCCCACGGCTCCCGCTGATCGCGAGCTCCGAGAACGTGATCCGCTGGATGCGGAACGTGCCGCTGATCGGTGGCTTCGTGATCGTCACCGTCACGAGTCGGCCGACTTGCAGCGACGGGTCGCGGGACTCAAACGTGAGCGTGCGGTGCGGGTCTTTGCGCTCCGTCAAAGTCGCTTGCACCGTCGCCGCCAGTTCGACCGGCCCTAAGCGGCTGTCGCTGATCGCCAGTTCGATCCGGCCGTCTTCGTACTGCGGGTCCGGTTGCCACGGCAACTGCAACCGATTCGCCATGGCGTTGATCGCGTCTACGTCCTCGCGCTCGATGCGGATGGTGACGGTATCGCCTCGACGGATCGGCTGCAGCAGCGCGCCGGTCCCACTGGCCGGCACGCCGACGAGCCGCGGTTGCACGAGCACCTGGGCGCCGTAGCGGATCGTGGCGGTGATCGATCCGAGTCCGCTTGCTGGAACTCCGGTGAGCGCACCCGCGCCGATCCCCGTGTAGCGCAAGACGAGTCCACCCGCGCGCACCCATCCACCGGGATTCGCCCCGCCGACCATGTCCGCGCTAAACGGGGTCGTACTGGACACCGGCAGTTCCGTCGCCCCGTTCAAAACCTGCCCTTGGTCATTTATCGCCGACGTGTCCACCGTTGGCGGGGCGGCGCCGAGCGCGGCATCGGCGGAACGATCCGCGTATTGATCGGCCGTGTTGTTCTCGATCGTCGTGAGCAACTGCAACGCAGCACCGTTCGCGGTGGTGCGGTAGATGTTTCGCCCCGTGACGCCAGACGCTTGCGATATTGGCACGTCGTAAAGATCGACTGCACCGTAGCCGCTGGCCGGGTAGACGTACGAACTAGACGAGTACCCTGACGCACACTGATAGATATAGCCCGTGCCGCTGTTGTAGAAACTATCGCTCGAGGTGTACTGCCACAGCAGGGCGATCGCTCCCGCATTGTCCATGCGGTACACCAGCACGGACGACGTTGGCGCAGCCGGCCCTCCTGGTTCCAGCGTCGGATAGTAGTACGCACTCGACCCGTCAGATGCGGTGTAGTACGAACGGACGCCGACGTTGACTTCCCAATCGTTGCCGTCCCATTCGTTCCATCCTGACGCGGCACCCAACGGCCCAAATGCCCCGCCGCGATATTGAATCTGTATCGCGAACTGCATCAGACTCGCGCCGGGTGTAATCAACCCCGGCGGGTACGTCCCGCCACCCCGGCTACGTGCGCCGACACCGGGTGGCGCAACAGGGGAGATCGTGCGGATGGTGATCGAGGCCAGCGGACCCGGCACGGTTTCGCCACCGGCGGTGGTAAACGTCACCGCGTACCGGTACTCCGCACCGATCGTGTGAGAACTGCCGGTGGCTGGCCGCGGTGTGGGGGGCGCGGTCGGCGCGTTTCCGGTGCCGACCACCGCGCCCGTCGCGCCCGTCCCGCGCACGCCGCTATAGGCCACGCGCTGCGCATTAATTTCCACGAGGCCGCCCGTCGGGCTGTACCACGATTGCCCTTCGTCGCCTTCCTCGACCGGGATCTCGACCTCGCCGGCCGGCAGGTCGATCGCCGCGCCGACCCCGCCGCCGCGCCCGATCACTGCCGTAACGACTTGCGACAGGTCTTCGCGCAGCGCGTGCTGGCGCGACGTGCGCGGGTCCGCGTCGGTAATCGAATAGGCATCCGCGTCTTCGCTCGTGAACACGTGCAGCTGCCAGCCATAGTCCACGTACCAGTACGCCCCGATGCGCTGACAGAGCGCCGTCAGGCACGCCGGCACTTGTTCGTTCGTGAAGCTAATCGCGTCGATGACCGGGAGCCCGGCCTGAATGTAGGCGCCGCCGATGCTGCGGCAGTAGGTCACGAGGAGGTCTAACGCAATGGCGCTGGCCGATTGGTTGATGTAGGTCTTCAGCACGAGCCGCCGCTGCATCAGCCACGTCGGGTCCACCGCCCGCACGTCGTGCACCGTGTTCGTGGCGATGCCATCGGTCGTCAGCGTGGTTTCGATGATCGGCCCGGCGAACAGGGTGTGCTGGCTGTCGTGGAGATCCCCAACCTGCACGCCGACCTGCTGCCCGGCGACGGGTGTCACGCCGCGCATCCGCACGCTCAGCGTGTCCGGCTGATCGTTCAGGACGTGCTGAATACTCGCGCCGGCGATCAGCATCCCGGTGCCCGGTCCGCCAGACCCGAGATACTGGCCGTCGAGGCTGCCCCACGCGATCGCTTCGTAGACGTTCAGGCGGAACGCCTTCAGGCGCGCGACCCCGAGGCGCGCGCAGCCGGGCCGGTGGTTCGGAGAGAGCGCCGCCATCAGAGCCGCACGCCCTGGTGCTTCATCTCGCGCACCAACTTGTCGGCGATCTGCGTCGCGTCGGCGTTGTTCACGTTGACGGTCAGCGTGTTCTGGTTGCCCCACGCGCCACCGCCAGGCGCCCCCGGAGTCAACCCGAACACGTCCTGCGACGTGGGAATCCCGGCGCGCATCCGCATCGACTGGTTGTAGCCTCCCATCGCCAGTTGCGACCCCATGGCGACGCCCGCGCCGCGGTAGGCGTTCATCAACTCGTGCCCGGCGGCGACCGACTCCCACGCGCTCTTGTTGGCGCCGAGCGCGGTGTTCAATTGCACGGTGGCCACGGTGACCTCGCGCGTCTTGGCCGCGACCGAATCGAGCGCGGCGCCGGCGCCGTACTGCATGTCGATGTAGGCGGCCACCATCGCGTCCGTCTCGCGCTGAAACGCCGCGGCCTCCTGGTCCAGCGCCGCCTGCGACGCGCCCGTGCGCTTCGCCAACGCCGCGGCTTGTGCGTCGTTCTGCTCCTGCAGCTTCTGCGTATAGAGGGCGTCGATGGCGTCGTAGTGCTCGGCGGTCGCGGCGCCCGAGTCGGCGAGCGCCTTCATCTGCGTGGCGCGCCAGGTGCCGATCGCGAGCATCTGCTTTTGCTCCTGCGTGGCCACCGCGTCAATCTGCGCGGTGTGGTGCGCCTGCGCGGCGTCCTGCACGATCTTCGTCGCCGCGGCCTCCTGCTGCCGCGCGCGCACCACGGCCTCGACCTGGCGCGCGGTCACCTCGAGGGCGGTGGCGATCGTCTGCTGCGCCACGCCCATCTCGGTGTACTGCCGGATCTGCTCCTGTTGCTTGGGCGTGACGCTCGCGAGAAGCGCGTCCCACCCGCGCCCGGCCTCGGTCAGTTCTTTTTGCGCGGCGACGACTTTCTGATAGGCGGTGTAGGCGTCGTTGATCTGTTTCTTCTCCTCGTCGGAGAACCCACCCATGTCGAGCGTCTGCGGACCCTCATACGGCAGGGCCACGTCCTTCTTCAGGTCATCCTTCGCGAGCTTGATTTCCTTCAGGGTTAACAAGAATTGGCTCATGCTGCCCGAGGCGAGCGCCACTTTGAACGCCTCCGACAAGTCCATGTTGCCCAACTGTTCGGCGGCGAGGAGAAACGAGCCGAGGCCTTCGGTCGCGGCGTTCTTGATCTTCGTCTTCCACCGATCGATCGCGTCGCCGGCGGCCTCCAGCGTGCGGACGGTCGCCTCGCTGGCGACGGTCGCCTCCGCGGCGAGGTCTTTGAAGCCCTGCGTCATCGCCGGCAGCATTTCGCGGCCGCTCTTGCCCCACAGGTCCATGGCGACGCGCGCGCGATCGGCCGGGTCGGGAATCTGGCCGATCGCGTCGGCCAGCATCTCGGTCTGTTCGTAGGCACCCGACCGCGCGAACTCGTCGACGCTGATGCCAATCTCGCGCAGCGTCTGCTGAATCTTGGCGTCGTCCAGGCTCCCTTGGAGCTTGCCGACCGCGTTCGACATCGCGTCGAACGTGGTCCCGCTCTGGTTGGCGACGTAGGACAGCCGCTGGACCTGCTCGATCGTCATGCCGGTCTGGTCCGAGACTTTCACGAGGGCATCGGCGCTCTGGAACAGCCCTTTGGTAAAGTTCACGATGCCGCCGATGACCGCGTCGGCGGTGAACGCGACGCCGAACGCGCCCGCGAGCGACATGACGCCCTTCGTCAAGCCCGCGGTCGCGGTGGTCGCGCCGCCGGCGGCCGTCGCGTACTTCTGGATGTTCTCGGGCACGTCGGCGCCCATCGCCTTGAGCTTCGACGCGGCCTCGGTCGCCTTCGACGCGACCTGCGCGAGCTCCTTCTCCGTGAGGTCGGCCTTGTCGCCGAGGCGATCGATCGCCTCGGCCATGGCCGCGGCCTCGGCCACGACCCGATCGCCGCGGAACCGTTCGACCATTTTGTCGATCTGCTTCTCGGTGGCGAGCGACTCCTTCTTCATCGACTCGAGGCCGGCTTCGGCCTTCTGCGTCGCGTAGAAGAACGACTGAAAGTCCGCCAGGAAGGTGCCGGTGAGCATCTCAGGTCTGCGGTTTGGCGAGTTCGGTCACGAGCACGTCGTAGACTTCCGCGTCGAGCGCCCGCACCTCCGCGTAGGTCCAGCCCATCACGCGACAGACGGCCAAGTCGCGGAGGACGCCGTCGCGCCATCCGGGTGTTTTTTTTCCTGCGTTCGCGCCTCGGCCATCGCGGCGTCGTGCGCTTCGATCGCCTGGCGCACCTCCACCCAGTCGAGCGGGTCGAGGTCGCGCAGCACCGCGCTGAGGTCGGCCGGCGCCAGTCCCCGAATCGGGATGACGGCGCCGGCCTCGTCGCGGAACGTCCAGTCGACCAGGTAGGCGCAGATCATCGCGTCGCCGTACTTGCGCGCGTCCATCTTCAGGTCGCCGTTGAGGCCGGCGATGTACATGCGCGCATAGGCGTCCTGGAGCTCGCCATGCGTCAACCGCTTGCGCACGGTCAGGGAGTCGCCCTCGGAGAGCGACAGGATGGTGACTTCCGGCTTCACGAATCGCGAGCGCATCTATTGCTCCGGTGGTCCAAGCTTGGCGAACAACGACTGCCCGTCGAGGCGGATCGAGCTCGCGAGCACGGGAAAGTACCAAAACCCTTTGGTGTGCGTGACGCGCGGCGCCGTGAACGCGAGCGCCGTCTGGCGGAGTTGAAACGTATCCACGCGCTCGATGGACGCCGCCAGCGACCACTGGTCGTCGGTGCGGTGAATCGTCCACGTGCGCAGCCAGGCCGCCGGGCGCAGGCCGCCGCGCAGGATCGTCCCGGCCTGCCCGTGCACGCTGACGGTGTTGAGCAAGTAGCGCAACCGCGCGCCGCCTTCCTGCGCCGCGCGCCCGTCAGGGCGTGGACGGCAGCGTCCACGCGCCCGCGGCGAGAATCTCCGCGGTCACCGCCGGCGCGCCCTCGACGTTGGTGTCAATGGACGCGTCCAGATACGCCGGCCCTCCGAACTTGTGCGGCGCCGGCGTGGTCGGCCGGTTGATGTCGGGCACCAGTTCGATGAGCCCTGGGACCGTGAGCGTCGTCGCCTCGATGAGCGACAAGTCCTCGTCATTCCAGAACCCGGTCAGATTGCCAGCGATATCGCGCAGCCCCGGCACATAGACCTTGTTGGGATCCTGGAAACACGTGACGTTCAGCTTGTCGGTCTTGATATCGAGCTTGAACCCCTTAATCGAGAGCAGCGGCACGAGGGTCGCGCCGCCGGCGCCCGTGGGGTCCCACCGGACTTCCCCATTGCGGCCTGACGTGATCATGGCGTTGTCCTTCCTGCACTCAACGGCGTCACCGCCACCCGATAACGGCCGCCCCGGTACTGCCAGCGCAGCGAGGCGTCCGCGGCGTCGGGTGCGGACGATCGGATCCGTTGCACGCGGTGAATCGCGTGGTTGTAGTAGCCGACAATCGTCAGCGGCTGGTCCTCCAACAATTCATCGATGCGCACGGCCGCCGCGTCGGCCACCACCGCGGACGGCTCCTGCACCGCGGCCTGCACGAGAAAGATGCACTCCTCGGCGATGCGCCGCGCGCCGGGCGTGCCCTGCGCCCACTCGTCGCGGGACTCAAACAGCGCCAGGTGCAGGAAGCGGAGCGCGCCCTGCGGCGCCACGTCGAAGAACACGCCGTCCGGCAGCAGGCCGCTCAACGTCGCGTCGCCGGCGAGGCGATCGACCAACGCCGTATCGATCGCGGTCGAATCGGTCACGGCGTCCCCGTCACCTTCAGGCCGTGCGCCTCGACCATCGCGCGCAGCTGCGGATACAGGCGACCCTTGCGTTCGTTGTCGACGATCGGAATGAACGTGACCCGCGGCCGCTGCGTGCCGCGGCCGGCCGGCCGGCGGTACTTGCCGCGCCCTTTCGTCTTGCGCGCCTTCGTGCCGTGCTCGTAGATGTGCGAGTGCGGCGCGGTCGTCAGCGCGCGCGAGGCCGCGACATGATGGCCGCGCACGCCGAGTTGCACGAACACGCCGCCGCGCAGGTTGCCGGTCTTCCCGATCGGGTACTGCGCCTCGACCGCCTGCGTCGCGCGCACCGCCGAGGCGTCGACGAGGTCCTGCGCCTCGGCCGTCAACGCGGCCGGCAGGGCGCGCAACTGCGCCACGAGCTCGTCGTACCCGTGCAGGAGGAGGCGGTTGTCGGCCATTACGGGACTTCCTCGCAATAGAATGAATCGTGTGAAGTGATGGAGATTCGTCACCGCGCCGCCAATCGAGAGTCCAAATGCGCGTTGGCTCGCGCATTTGGAGTCAGCCGCCGAAACATCCAATTCATCGTTCAGCGCCTCTCCTGGAAACATGTCGTCTAGGTGACGACCTCCTCGCACACCAACCGCAGTTCCACGTTCCGCTCCTCGAGGTTCGTCACGCCCATGACCGAGAAGGCCCGGCCGTGGTAGCGCATCCGCGCGCGCGTCGTCAGGCCAGCGTGGTACGGCGCGCTCACCACGTAGGAGGCGTGCGAGAGCACCGTGCCGGGCGCCACCCGCTCCATGTCGCCGGCCGAGGCCGGCGCAATCCGCACGAACAACGTGGCGATCGGCGTCGCCGCGCCCTCGGTGTAGCCGCCCTTCCCGTCCGCGACCGGGTCGCCGGGCTGTTCGAACACCACCTGGTGCGGCCGCTGCCCGATCGCCGTCGGCGTGCCAATGATCGCCATCTCAGATCATCCAGATGAGGCGATACGACGCGATCGCCTCCTCATACCCGAGCGGGACGAGGTTCGGCGTGTCGTTCGTCACCGCGTCGCGCCCGAAGGTCGCCATGTGCGCCGCGAGCAGGCCCACGGCCTGCACGAGCAGCGGCTCTCGGGCGCGCAGGTCCGCGCGATCGACCCACCCGACCACGCACCGCGCCACGCCCGTCTGGATGCCACCGAGGGCGTCGAGCCATCCTGAGGCGCGGCCGTCGATCAGCGTCATCGTCGGCGATCGCCACGCCGCGGTCGTGGCCTGCTCCACCGGCGTCACGCTGTCGATCGACTGCAACGGCACCGCCTGGCAGGGCAGCGCAATCAACCCGTCGCCAATCGTCGTGAAGTAGATGTCGCGGGTCTGCGTCAGCAGCGCGAGGCCGGTGTCCCGTTCCACCTGGCTGCGCGCCGCCGCGATGTGATCCAGCATCAACTGGTCGCGCGCGTTTGGCGGGTCCGGCGCGACGGCCGACGGCCAGTCCAGCGCCGCGCGCAGCTTGCCCTCCTCGAGGGTCAACGGCTCCTCGGCCGGCGGCGTGATCAACACCGAAAACGACTTCAGCGGCGACTGCCAGGGCGCAATCATCATCGGTGCGAATGGCCGTGGGGCGGCAGCCGCCTCTCGGGCTTCGGGTGCTTGCCGCGGTACGTCTTCGTCGTGAACGTCTCGCGGCCCGGATCGGGCGGTGATGTCGGACGGCACTGCGTCAACACCTGCGGCGGGTTGACGCGAACCACGGTGACGCACGGCGCCGTGTCCGCCGCGACCGGCCCGGCCAGGCGCTGCCGCGCGACGGACTCGGGGGTGCACGCCGTGAACGGCGTGTCGTCGACGGGACAGGGTGGCGGGACGTCCCGCCACCCGTGAGATCCGTGCCGGCTCATGGCGATCCTTACGCCGGGACGCCGAGGCCCGTGACCTCGCCCATCGCGGCCGGTCGATACACGGCGAGGGCCAACCGCTCCTCCGCGCGGATGGCCACCAGGTTCTTGATGAAGAAATCCGCGTGCGAGTTGGAGGCTTCCACCCGGATCCCGCCGTGCCGGAAGATCTGCGCGGCCTGTTTGAAGGCGCCGACGAAGGCCACCGTGGCCGTCATCACCGGCGTGACCGCGACAGCCATCCCCCACAGCGTCGGCGTGATCGCCGGCGAGAACGGCCCGCCCGCGAGGTACTCGCCGGTGGTCGTCTTCATCAACGCCGTCGTCGCCCAGTCGGCGGGGTTCATGACCACGCCGGTCGGCATGAGGAACGAGGCCGAGAAGATCGCCATCGCCTGGCGGAAGATGGCGTCGGCGTTAGTCTCCGCGGCGCCGCGCACGACGTCGGCCGCCAGGCCGGGGCGCGTGCGGAGGCCGAGCAGGTGCGGCGCCACGCCGCTGCCGTTGAGGATCTCGTCCTCTTCGGCGAGCTCGACGCCGAGCGTCAACCGCGCGTCGATGTAACTGCGGATCTGCGCGACGTCTTCCAGCATCTCCTCGGAGACCGGCAGCCAGTGCGCGATCTTGCGCACCAGGTCCGTCACGGCCTCGAAGGTGAGCGTCGATTCCGGCTTCACTCCGCCTTCCAGGACCGCCGCCGCGGCGTTCGTGAACAGCGTCTCCTGCATGTAGCTGACGGCGTTCGACGTCGTCGTGCCGGACGCGAGCAGGTCGGCGACGACGAGCCGCCGGAACAGCGTCGGCACAATGCCGGGAATCTGCTGCGGCAGGACGAGCGCGCCCCCGCTCGCGGGATCTTCCGTGAGCGTGGCCGCCCGCGGATCGAAGAGCTCGACGCTGGGCGTGCGCCAGGCCGACTGCGCGCGGTGGTGCTTCTGGCGAATGAACTCCATCGCGTCGGACTCGGCCCACTGCTGGCCGAGACTCTTCATCGCCTTCCGCGGCCGCGCCGTCGGATCGCCGTGGCTGACGTAGCGATTGAGCTCGTCGGTGAGCGTCTCGAAGCCGCGCGCCTTTTCGATGCGGGCCTGCATCTCGCGGACCTTGACGGCGATCGCCTCGATCGCGCCCGTTTCCTCGGCCGTCATCTCGCGGTTCTCGGTCTCGGCCGTCCGCATGGTCTCGGCGAGCAGGTCTTTCGCCTTGCGCGCCTGCTCCGCGCGGTCCCGTTCCAACTGAGCCAGGTTCAACATGGGAGGACTCCTTACAGCTGCAGCTCGAGGATCGCGCGCTGGAGGTCGCGCCGCGCACGCACGCGATCGTGGCCGGTGGCCGGTGAGGGCTCGTGCGGCGTGTCCGTGGGTGGCGGGGTCGACGCAGCGGCGAGGATCGGCTGCGAGGGAGCGGCGTCCCTGAGGACGCGCGCCAGCGTGGCGTCGATCGGTTCGACGCGGTCAATCATGCCGGCGGCGAGCGCCGCGGCGGCGTCCAGACAGGCGCCTTCCCCGAACCCGGCGCGCACGGTCGCGGCCGGCACGCCGCGGCCGAGCGCGAGGTCGGCAATGAAGGTCTCGTAGCAGGTATCGACCTGCTGCTGCCGGCGCGCGAGGGCGGCCTCGTTCAGTGGCAGGCCGTCCACCCCATCGAGCTTGAACTTGCCGGCGCTGACGTAGGTCCGCTTCACGCCGAGCTGCTCGAGCGCCGCGGACAGATCGTTGTGAATGGAGTAGACGCCGACGGATCCGATCTGCGCCGACGGCGAGGCGATGACTTCCGTCGCGTTGGCGGCGATCCAATAGGCGGCGCTCGCGCAGGTCAGGTTCGCGTGCGCGTACACGGGCTTGACCTCGCGCGCTTTGCGGATCGTATCAGCCGTCTCAGTCGCGCCGAGAACCGAGCCACCGCAGGAGTCGATGTCGAGCACGATCGCGCGCACGGTCTTGTCCGCCGCGGCCGCGTTCACCTGGCCCCGGAGCTGCTCGAACGACGTGCCGCCGCTGATGTCCGTCAGGGCATTCATGCGCGGCGCGAGCACCCCGTGCATCGGGATGATCGCCAGCCCGCGCTCGGTCCTGGCCGGCGCCGGGTCCTCCCGCTCGAAGTCGTCGAACGCGAACACCTCGCCCGACATCCGACGCGCGACGACGTGGGCGATCGTCGTCAGCATCGCCGCCTCAATCGCCCAGGGCGCGAGAACGACGGTCCCGAGGATGCGGTCGATGCCGTGCGCGCGCTTAGTAGCCATAGAGCCCTGCCTCTCGATTCGGAGAGAACGCGTCCTCGCCGGCGACGAGCAGCTGCAGCGTGTCGGCGTTGACGACCGTCGCCAGTGTGGTGCTCTCCCGCGCGGCGAGGTCGGCGCCGGCGCCGGCCGCGCGATAGAGCGGCTCCAGCGCGCGCGCGAGTTCCCGATCCCAGCGGTCCCGGTCGAACGCCGCCGCGCGCTCCGCGAGGGCGACCTTCTGCAGCCGCGCCTGCTGGCGGCGCCACGTCTCGCGGATGACCGGCGCCGTCACGTCCGTCGCCAGCGCCCGGCCGGCCGGCGCCGGCGGCACCCCGGGCGCCGTCGTCATGTTGAGCGGTTGCGCGACCCGGTCGGCGCTGGGATCGTTCTTGATGGACGGCAGATTGAGGCGGCCCCGCGCTTCGTTGACGGTGATGACGGGACGGCCGACCAGCGTCTGCAGCGAGGCCGCCTGTTCCTCGAAACTGCCGCGCAGCTTCTGGTCGATGTTGAACTCGGCATAGACGCCGTCGGTGTCGTCACACTCCGGGAGCACCTGGCGCTCGAACTCCTCCTGCAGCATCGTCAGCCACGGCCCGAGGCAGTCCTGGTAGAGGTTCTTATGCTGCTCGCGAATGTTGCTGAACGTCGCGTGGTCGAGGATGCCGACCATCGGCAGCGGGACGTGATACGCCCGCGCGACTTCCTCACGCGACAGCTTCCGCGCGCCGGTGAACTCCGATTCCTTCGCGGAGTAGCCGGCCGGCGTGAACGTCATCCCGTCCTCGAGGAGCGCGACCTGGCCGGCGTTGGCGACGCCGGCGAACCGCGTCTGCCACTGTTCCCGCCACGCCTGCTTCTGCTCCGGGGTCCACTTCGGCGCCTCCCGCGGCCGCGTCACGACGCCTTCGATCCGCGCAGAGTTGCGCATCGACGCGAGGCGATAGCCCGCCTCGGCCGCTTCCTGCGCGAGGATGCTGCGCAGCGTCTCGATGGGCGAGAGGCCCATTAAGGGGTTCATGGGGTCGTAGCCGTTGAAGTGCACGACGTCGCGCGGGGAGAGGTGCTGCACGGTGCTGTCGGGCAGCGTCCAGTAGAACGCCGCCGGCAGCAGCCAGCCATCGACCGTCACGCATTCGGGCGGCAGACGGATAAACCAGAGTCGCGTCGGATCGAACCGCAGCTTGAGCCAGTAGGCGTTGAAGTACACGCCCATGTCGCTCATCAGGTTCTCGATCATCCGGTAGCGCGTCATCGCCGGGTTCGGCGCGGCCATCCAGGTGGCGAGCTCGTGGTCGATCAGCCGTTCGCGGTCGGTGTCAGACACGCGGCGATAGACGTGCAGCCCGAGGTCGGCGACATTCCGGGAGAGGAAGTCGACCACCGTGCGCACGTTCGGCTGCGTGCGGTAGATGGCCGCGTAGGTCGCGTTGCTGCGGTCGTCGAAGCCGGAGGCGCTACTGACCGGCGGGGCGCCAGGCGCCTGCTCCATCGTGCGAAGCGTGCCGCGGCTCAGGACGATCGCCATTCAGGGGATCACCTGGATGAACGCGACGTTGTCCCGATGCACGACGACTTCACCGTCCACCGGCTGCGGTTCGGCCTGCGGCCGCAGCAGGGTCACCTCCCGCAGCTGGAGCCACGGACCGCGACTGTGCCAGAGCACACCGCGCAAGGCTTCGGAATCGTGCTTCATGTTGACGATGACGGCGCGCAGCAGACACGGCGGCTGCCACCAGAAACGCATGCGTGCGGGTCAGTATGCGAACCGCCGAGGCTGGTGGCTACTTTTGGTACCGAAAGGTCGCCGCCTGCAGGTCACGGCGCAGCTGCTCCGGCACACTGACGCCGGCCGACTGCGCGCGGTGATAGGTGTCGTCGTACTGCGGCGCCGGCAGGCGCAAGTGGACGGACGTCGACGGATGCTGTGGGTCGAGCGGTGGGCGGTGCGGCGGCTTCTTCTCGCGTTTCACGATCGCAGCGAACGGTCCCGGAAATTGTAGCGGTCGAGCGGCCAGACGCTCACGCGACGATGAGATCCGGGTCGTCGGCGGCCTCCTCGTCGTCGAGCATCGCCAGCTTACGCGCGATGAGCGCCGCGATCACCGGGTCGATCCGGCCGCGACTGCGCTTCTTTGTCGGGTAGATGTTGTCCTTGTTGTCGGTCTGGACGCGCGCATTCGCGACACACCACTGCATCAGCGGGTTGTCGCCGGCGTCGACCAGCCCGTCGAGGACGTCGGCCTCGAATTCCTTGGACGGTTGCGACATCTGCGACATGTTCTGCGGCACCTCGACCACGACGCAGCCGTCGTCACTCAGGTCTTTCACGAGGTTGCCGGCATTCCACGGGTCGATCCCCACCTGCTGTACGTCGAACCGTGCCCGCGCCTCGGCGACGATCGCGCGCACCTCGTCTTGGTCGATGCGGTTGCCGGGATTGGTCCGCAGCCACCCGGCCTGCTGCCATAACGGATACGGCGCCCGGTCGCGCAGCGCGCGCGCCTCGATCGTCTCCTCGGGCGTCAGGCCCCAGACCACGAGACGCCAGGCGCGGCGCGTCTCCTCCGGGGGAAACGCCGCGACGACGGCGGTGAGGTCGATCTTGGAGGACAGGTCGATCCCGAGCCAGCAGCGCGCACCGCGGAGCTCCTCGATCGACCAGCGACTCTGCCCCTGTCGCCACCCTTCCAGGGATAGCCAGGGCGTCTCGGCGTGGACCCAGAGGTTGAGGCGCTTCTGCTTGAAGGCCGCCGCCGCCGCCGGCATGTGCCGCGCCTTCGCGGCGAGGGCGCGCATGTCGTCCGGCCGAACCGAGACGCCGTAGTTCGGATTGGCCTTGCGCCAGGTCTGCTCGTCGAACGGATCGTCGCCTTCATCGGCGTGCGCGATGAACGCGAAGAACGTCTCGTCGACGAGCACTTGCTCGAGGATCTTGCAGGCGTAGTCGTGCTGCACCCCGCACGGACTGAAAGGGTCCGTGCCCGCGGTCGTGATTTGGAAACTCACCGGCTGGAGGCGCGCGCCGGTCGCCGTCTCCATCACGTCGATCAGCCCGCGCGTCTTGTGGGCGTGGAACTCGTCGACGATCACCACGTTCGGGTTCAGGCCGTCGGTCGAGTCCTTGTCGGCCCCGAGAGGCTCGAGCTTCGACGCGGTCGAGGCGCGGTGCAGATTCGCCGCCAGCGGCACGATGCGGGAGCGCAGGCCACTGCGGACGACCAGCTCTTTGGCGTTGTCCCAGACGATGCGCGCCTGCGCTCGTTTCGTCGCAATGCAGTACCCTTCGCTGCCCTCCTCGCCATCGAAGAAGGTCACATAGAGCGCGACGATCGAGGCCTCGGTCGATTTGCCGTCCTTGCGAGGGACCTCGTTGTACGACGTCCGGAAGCGGCGCAGGCCGGTCTTCCGATGCAACCACCCGAACAACGAGCCGAGTCGAAACTTCTGATGCGGCTGCAGCTCGATCGGCTGCCCGGCCCACTCGCCTTTATAGTGCTTGAGCTTCCCCGCGAACCGGAAAAACCGGTCGGCCTCGCCCGGCACGAAGCGATACGGAAAGCGGCGCGTGCCCTCGCGCGCACGGTCGCGGACGTGCCGCTCGCACGCCAAGCGGTGATAGCGCCCGGCCGGGACGCGGCCCCTGAGGACAGCCTGCGCGTACGCGTCCACCGGATGCGGCATACGTCAGTGGGCACGCCGCGGCCTCGGCCGGTCGAACTCACTGAACTCGTCCTCGACGCCGGGCGCGAGGCCTGGCGTCGCCGGCGTGACGCGCGTGCGGCTGGAGGGGGTCAGCCCGAGCTCGGGCCAGAGTGCGCGACACCCCGCGAGCGCCCGCGTGGCGATCGCCAGATAGGGGTTCGGCATGGGATAGCCGCTCGGCGCCGCGATGATCAGGCCGAGCTGCTTCAGCTTCGTGGTCGCCTCGACGTACCGCGCCCACTCCAGGCAGAGCGCGACGAGCGCGCTGCGGTCCGCGTCCGTGACGGCGCGCACGCGCAGCAGCATCGGCGCCAGCCGTCCCCACTCCGCGGTGGCCACGGCATCGCCCTCGAGCTCGATCGGCGCCGTGCTGAACGTGGCACTCGTCGCCGCCGGCGCGATCTCGTCGTGCGGCAGCGGCCGCTTCCCCGGGTTGCCTTCCAGGAGGCGCTGCGCCGTCGGTTTCGGTTTGCGTCCCCGCATGTCGTCCTCGGTCATCGGGCCGTTCACACACCCTCGCCCGGACGAGACGCGGGGTGGGCGAGGAATTCGAGCTTGAGGAGTCCGCCAGCCCCTGACCTCTGCTGCTGGCTCCGGATCACCTTCAGCGCCCGCACGAACGCCTCGTAGGCGTGGTCGTCCTGGCGCGTGAACGTATCGAGCAGGTCCCTATGGCAGCTCGGACAACTGGCGGGCAGCTTCACCGTTTCGTCCATCGCGTACGACATGGCCAGGTGACACTGCGGGCACTCCCACCGAATCGCCCGAATCTCGTCGAGGCTGACGATCCACCGTTCTTCGCGCGTCATCGCAGCTCGCGGCCGAACGGCTTGGTCGGCGTCTTCTGCGGGCCCCGAGCATCGTTTGCCATCAGGCCACCCGCGTGGACCGCTTCGGCGCCGTGGTCGTGATGTGCACCTGGACGCCGATCCGCGCGAGGTATTCGATCAGGGCATCGATGCTGAACCGCGCAAGCCGGCCGCGCAGGAGATCGTTGATGCGGGGCTGGGCCACGCCCAGGGCGCGCGCGGCCTCGACCTGCGTCCATTTCCGCGCGGTGATTTCCTGCTCGAGCGCCAGCGCGAGGCCGGACTGAATCGAGAGCCGTTCGGCCTCGGCGTGGGCGAACAGATCGAAGAACACACTGCCGGTCGTCTCGACGTCCGCACGCGGTCGTTTCCTCATCGGGCGGTCCTCCCCTTCAGCATGGTCAGGTAGCGCTGCTGGCCCAGCGCGAGGTCCCGCGCGGGCGTTTTCTGCGCCTTCTTCTCGAAGACGTGCAGCACATAAATCGCTTCCGGAAACGCGGCCACGTAGAACACCCGGTGCGCGCCGCGGAGATGCACGCGAATCTCCCGCGTCCCGTTCCCCACGCTCGGCATCGGTTTCCAATTGATCGGATCGGCGCCGCGCTGCACGCGTTCGAGCTCGCGGCCGGCGGCGGTGATCACGTCCGACGGGCAGGCCAGCAAATCCCGCTTCGCGCTGCCTATCCACGTGACCGGTTTCATCCCCCTTAGTATATCCTAACGGATATATCCCCGCCAAGGCCCCCTGTCGATCACCCGCGCGCGAATGGCCCCCCCCCTCTCGAATTTCGCGGCCGCGCGAGGCGCCC